CGTGTGGACGTTCCAACCAGGGCCGGCGCTGGGCATCGCGTACTCCGTACCCAGGCGTCGCCATCCTAGGTGGAAACACTCCTTGTCACCGTAGACGTGCTGGAAGGTGAAATCCGAATGTTCGGCGTAGAGCAACGACAATCGCAGCTCGCGATCGCAGCGACGTTTGTCGATGAGGTATTGCCCAGACTCGAAAGCCCGTTCGTGCTCGGCGACTTCGGGCTCGGCCATGTCCATCATTCCGAATACTTTCCAAACGCCAGGCTTGAGCGTCCAGCACGCGTAATCTGGCCAGAAAACCGCGCCGTGGCGTTTGTATTCCTCGCAGTCGAACAAGTACGTTGGATCGCACACGACCCCATTGTCGGCGTCCAGGAATAGAACCTGGGCGAACGGTGAGTGGAGCGTCGCGTAGAGTTTCAGTTCCCAGCCACAAAGGATCCGGCATGGGTGCTGTTTCTCAATCTCACGGGCATCGATGCATTCAACACCGAGCGGTTCAAGCAATCGTTTCATGTACGGATCCATCTCGGTGTCACCGAGGTACCAAAGCTGGATCGGAAGCGTACAGCCGAAGTGCCGAAGCAGACTCACATTGACCCACACGCTCGGAAAGTACTTGAGACCACCCCCAGCGATGACGATGCCGCGTTCTTGCGCATAGGTCACTCGACTGGGCATCAAGTTGTCGATGTACTGGTCAACTAATCGACGGTGGGCTTCGATGGTGTTGTCCCAGGTGCCCCAAGCATTCGGCCAAGGTCCAGGAGGACACTGAGCGATCAGTTTCATCATGGCTTCCGGGGTCATGTCGGGTGTAGCTTCCATGCAACTAGACATTGGCAGTCTCCTTGTTTTGAAATCGGCGAATCGCCTGGGTGAGATAGATCCCGACCAAACATCGAGACAGTGGTAAGTAGCGGACGAGTGGTAAATGCTTGCGCCAACGATCGTGGATTTCATTGGCGAGTTGAGTGCGATTGTGCATGCATCCGAGCGGACCTTGTTGATTCATTAGCCTGCGGGTCGCAGAACAGCCGCATTGGACTCGTGGGGGAATCAGCCAACCTAGCCATACTCGCTGAAGGAAGCTGCGAGTCTTCTCGATGAGTGTTTCAAGTTCGGTACCGACGCCACGAGTTGGTGGCTTAACGCATTCCAACAACTCTGAAGTTGGCAGCATCCCCACAAGCGTTCGGTATTGGATCGCTTTGCTGCAGGTCACCGAGTTCTTGCTTCGAGGATTCGATTGAAGGATGCATGCAGCGCAGGCATCATGTGCGATTGGCACGGGGACTTGTGCCAGGTCCGTAGAGATCTGGCAGTAGCCATCAACGTTGTGCGGACATTCGATTGTTTCACTCATATCACACCCTCTTCGCATCCTGTGTAAACGGTCTGGCCCACGAACGAGCCTGAACTCGTTGGCTCGTTTCCAGCGCAAATGCAGACTGCTTGGAATGGTCCCATCGGAGTAACGCATGGATCTGGCACGCCGACGGGAGACCAACCGAATCCATTCCATTGGTAATAGCACGGACAACAGCAACCACTTGCTGAGCCAGAGCTGCCACTGCCTCCCGAGGAACCACCACTGTTCCCACTCGAGCCGTACGATTGCCCCGAGCTGCCGATACCGCTGGAACCGACACCGCTTGAGCCGACACCGCTCGAACCTTTGCCGCTGGAGCCTGAACCAGAACCACTGCCTGATCCGGAGCCAGATCCCGATCCGCTCGAACCGGATCCGCTGCCGTAGCTTCCGCCTGACGGCTTGCTGCCGGAACCGGAACCGCTGGGACCAGAGCCGCTGGGCTTGGATCCACTCGAGCCTGAACCGCTACCACTGGGGCCCGATGATCCGGATCCTGATGGTTTGCTGCCGCTTTGCGAACCTGACTGCGATCCGGATTGCGAGCCTGACTGCGAGCCTGACTGCGAGCCGGATTGAGAGCCGGATTGAGAGCCGGATCCGGACTGACTTCCCGATCCACTTTGCGAACCGCTGCCGCTCGAGCCACTGCTCCCAGAAGGCTTGGAGCCCGATGAGCCACTGGGACCAGAGCTGCCTTTTGTCCCCGAGCTACCTGATGAACCGCTACCTGATGAGCCACTGCCCGAGGGTCCACTCCCCGACGAGCCGCTCCCCGATGAACCACTCGAACCCGACGACCCAACACCACTGGATCCACTCGATGGACCGCTGCTCGTTCCAGACGAACCTGACGTCCCAGATGAGCCAGATGAGCCCGATGAGCCTGATGAGCCTGATGAGCCTGATGAGCCTGATGAGCCTGAGGACCCTGAGCTGCCCGAGGAGCCGCTACTCCCGGACGAACCAACGCTGCCACTGGAACCAGAGCTACCCGATGAGCCGCTCGAGCCGGAGGAGCCGCTGCTGCCGGAGGATCCACTGGATCCAGAGTATCCGCTGCTCCCTGAGCTACCGCTTTGTCCTGAGGAGCCAGAGCTTCCTTTGGATCCAGATCCGCTTCCGGAATTAGAACCAGAGGATCCACTGCTGCCGATCGATCCCGATGAGCCACTTGAACCCGATGAACCTGACGAGCCACTAGAGCCCGACGATCCAGAGGAACCGGATGAACCTGATGAACCACTGCTACCCGAAGATCCACTCGAGGAAACTTCGCAGCAAACGATGGCGTAGACAGGTAAGTCAGCGAACCCCACATACCGCATGAGGTAGCGACCCATTTGAGGAAACTCACAACTAGATACTGCATACAAAGGTTCTCCATTCACGATTCCTAAGAAATGTCCAAGTTGGCGTTTGGGGCCTTGCCCGGAACGTTGTTGCGCGCATGTCGCCGCATACACCGGCAAGCCTTCGACCGAACCACGTACAGAAGTTGCGATGTAACGACGCGTATAAAGGGTCATTTATTGGCATCCACCACCTTGCAATTGAAAATGGTGCTCCAGGTTTTGGAGGCAACATCAAATTTCTGAACCACACCCGGATAGAATCCATTGGCATCCGGAATGTTGCTGGTGATGAAGACAATCTCTTCGTAATTGGCATCGTCGAATCGAATCACGGCCCATCGCACCGCGCCGGTGGTTTCAATCCAGAGCACCGATGCCGGTCCATGCGGAACGCTGCGCAAATATCCGTTTTGGCCGTCGACGGTTTCCGCACATGTGTAAGCGATCGATCCGACCAAGACTCGCGTCAGGACACAACCTGCAACTGCCGCAGTGCCAATGAAATTGTTCTTGAGTGGTTCGAGCAGCACACCGAAGCGCGGTCCCGTGGTGGTACTGGGCACGATGCCTTGGAAACTAACTTGACGTTTGAACTCCACGAGGTTCGCGGCAGGGGTAATGATCGGAGTGCCAAGCGCAACGATCGAGAATCGATCCAGATCAACACCGGTCTGATTGCGCACTTTGGCCAACGTGGTTTGTCGTGAACTCCCTTCGTCCTTGGATAATTGGTCGTGTCGTTGGTTCTTTTGTTGCTGGGACAAATCCACCAAGGCATTCCAGGCTTCCGCCGGAATCTTCAGCGGATCCCCTGGTTGCACTTTGCGGAACTGGTCTCCCATTGATCAGACTCCGATTCCGAGGCCACTGAAGCTGCCGTATGGGTAGACCTGTTCGACATAAGCAGCGACCGGGCGCTTGATGAGTGCTTTGGCCGTTGCGTCCTCGTCATCGGTGAAACGGACCCAGAGATAATTCCAACCTTCCTTCGAGATGCCGGTGATGCTCCCTAGCGACAGTCCAGAAACGTTGGGACTGGCTGCAAACCGAAAGGTGATCTCCCAATCATCGAGTCCTCGTTTTGAACCACTCGCGCCCAGGAAGAGCACCTCCCCTTTGGCAAATCCTTTGAAGGTTGCTCCGTTGACTTTGCCAGTCAGATTGAAGAGAGCCAGCTTGTAAGCAGGTGTCACTAATTCGTTGAGGATGTAATGCGTCTCGGTGAAGTTGAAGACCGGAACCGTGATGTCGGTCCCTTCAACACGATCGTCGGTAACGCCAATCGCGCCGAAGAAGTTTGGCGCTGAAAATCCCGGTGCCGCATAACTGCCGACATTGGCGATGCTCTGCGAGATGTGCTGTGTGCCGCCTCCAGTGTCGAACGAGTACTGCGACTCACTCTTCCACTTGACGTAGCGAGCTGTTCCTTCCCAAACACCGTTGCCCAAGTGAACGATGTGGTAGTCATCCAGGAACAAATCACCAACCTTGGCGGGCAGCGCCGATGCCATGAGCGATTTGGCAGTCGAGTAATCCTCCGTGTTCATGATCATATAGACCAGATCATGCGTTGGATTATCCTTGCTTTCGCTCACTTCCTTCGAGTCAAATCGTTCAATGATGATGGGTGCAGGCATTAGCGATCTCCTATCCAAACACCAAGCCACCACGTTCGGCTTGCTGTACGAGTTTCTTAGTGTTCGCGGCGACTTCTTCGCTGGCTCGTGCGGTTCGCTCACCCAATGAGTCCGCACCTAAATTCATAGCTGCGATCGGGTTGAAGGTTCCAACGACATCGGTTTTCTTCTTGGTGTCGGCCAACGTTTGGTCGAATGCATCGATATTGGGGAGTGCCATTCCTGAGAGTGAGAACTTGCTCGATGAGCCCGGCGAAGACTCAGCACGTTTGGCAGCGGCTTCGCCAAGAGCAGCACTCCACTCTCCCTTGGCCTTATCCAACTCCGCGGCGGAATCCGCCAATGCCTTTTGGTTGGCAGCTTCCAGAGCAGATTGCTCTTGGGTCTGCATATCGGAGAGGGCTGACTGTGCCCCCTGGCGATCTTGCTCGATTTGATTGCGAGCCTTTTGGCGTTTCTTCTCACGATCGAGGATCGTTTGGTTTTGCGAGTTGTTGATCAGCTCATCTTGGCGAGCGATCTCGTCGTTGATCTTGGCGATCTCAGCTTCGGCGTTCGTATCGCCGAAGAGTCCTTGGATGCGAGCCCAGACTTTTTGGAAGAACCCACTGAAGCGATTCCATCCCTTTTGAAGAAGACTGATAAGAACCGTCCAGCTATCGGCGATGAAATGGGTTGTTTCCAGCCAGCCGGTTTGAAGGCCAGCCCACGCGTCGGTCATCAGACCGGCGACACTGTAGACCGCGCTTTGGAAGATGCTGATGAAGAATCCTTTGAAATCGAGCCACTTTGACTGCAAGAATGCGACCCCGCGTTGCCACTCCATCTTCAGCGTGAGCCACAGAATCTTGCCAGCCAAGGCGATGTCGCCAGCAGCCAACGCATCGCCGATACCTTGCCACGCATCCAGTGCGGTATCCTTGAGTTCGTTGAATCGCTCGCCGAGCCACTGCATCGCTTGCGATCCAGCACCGCTGGTGTATACGAAGTAACCGACCAAAACTGCCAGGCCTGCGATGGTCAGTCCGATGGGAGACAGAAGTGCTGCGATTGCTGTTCCAAGGATGGCGATCCCTTGACCGATTCCCACAAGAACAGTTGCGGCAGCGCCGAAGACAGTGCTAAGTCCAACCGCTGCAGCGCCGAGGGCGACAATTGCCGCTCCACCGGCCGCGATCGCCATTCCCACCTTGAAGACCGTGACGATCAAGCCTTTGTTGTTCTTGATCCAGTCGCTAGTGGCCACAACGATTCGAACTGTTGAATCGATCATGGCCGATAGCACCGGCTCTAATGCAGAGCCGATGGTGAATACAGTCTTCTTAAGGACCTTCCACAAGACATCGATGCGATCGCCGAAGGCCTCAGCTGCTTGGGCATCTTCAGTGGCCATGGTCAGGCCCAGATTGCTAGCTTGTTGCTGCAGCTCTTCGATTCCTTTGGCACCATTCGAAAGCATCGGCAGTAACTGCGTGCCCGATTTACCAAAGATCGCCATCGCTGTCGCAGTCTTCAGCGTTGGATCGGTGATCTGTGACATCCGATCTGCGATCAATTTGAACTGTTCGTCGGGCGATAGTTTTGACAGCTGCGCAACACTGAGCCCAAGCGATGCGAGGGTTTCTTGGGCCGATTGCGATCCGGTTGCCGCTTCGAAGAGCATCTTCTGCATCTTTTTGAGCGAGCCCTCAAGTGTCCCCATATCAGCACCGGATTGCTCGGCAGCAAACCCCAGTTCCGAGAGGGCTTCGACCGACACGCCAGTGCGCTGGCTCATGTCGACCATATCGCTGCCCATGTCGGCAAAGACCTTGGCAGCGCCGGCCAGTGGGGTGACGATCCCTGCACCAAGCATCGCCATCTTGGTCCCGATTCCTTGGAGGCTTTTACCGAATGCGTCCAGTCGCTTGGCAGCATCATTGAGCCCCTTCACCAGACGAGAGTCCTTGGTGTAGAGCTCGATGTAGGCTGCGCCGGCTTTGATGTTGGAACTGGATGCCATCGCTATTGGATCTCGCTTTGACGATCAACGAATACATGCTTTAGAGTTTCAATTCCAACCATCGTGCGAGGGTGGATTCGCTTCTTTGCGTGCGGATTGAAATCCGCTGGGTGGTAGACTTTCGAGCGTTTGGCATCGCGATGGATGTTGGCCAGCATCGCCAGAACACTGGACGTGTGATTCCAGAGGACCTGACTGCGTGCCTCCCCCATGGCGATTAGTTCCCGGAGGCTAAATGGTCCGGGATCGATTCCGAGGACTCCGGCCAAATGCCAGACGAGTTGATCCACTTCTGTGCTTCGGTCTCGGGGTTGATCGAATCGAGGATCTTCTCCGCGTGGCTGATCACTTTGTCCCGCACCGCTTTGCCCGCTTCGATCGCTTTGCGGAGACTCGCCCTCGCGCGGGCATCGGGGAAAAAATCGATTAGTTCCTCGACGAATGCATCGGCAGCTAGTGTGATCACATCACCTGCCAGAGCCCGTCCGAAGTCTTCATCGGTGATCGACTGCTTGTCGGCCTGATCCTTGCAGAGGCAATACAGCACATCGGCCAAGGTAACGGGATCGGAGACCAGTTTGGAAAGTGACTTAAACCCATCGTCAACCAAGGCATACAGGTCGATCCCAAGTAAACCACGAATCCGTTTGACCGCCGTGACGTTGATCACGACTTCCCATGTCCGTCGCGAGTTGTCTACAAAACTGTGCATATCGAATGTCCCTAAGATGAAAGTTCAGACTAAGGAATGGTCATCCACGATGGCGGGTTCAACGCATACGTGGGTTTGGCGGTGACCGAGACCGTGATGGCTTCTTCCAAGGCTTCATTACGTGAGAAGCTGGCGATGCGAAACGTTGCCCTCAGTCCTTGAGAACCACTGCTTCCTGCCCCCGTGATAAGTCCATCCATCACGGCGAACTCAAGTGTGGTGTTATTGAGGAACGCATCGCGAATGGCGGTGAAATCGGTGTCGACCGTGTCCCAAACCATCTCGAATTCGAGCGAGGCATCCTTGAGTGTGCCCACCGTAGCACGCCAGCCGTTATTGGCACGGGTGGACACATCCGCTTCGCCGGTTTCTAGGTTCAACGTGAGATCGCGCACGTTGCCGATCAGGTCCCACGTAGGGGCCGCGTATGTCCCCGTGTTTCTGTATAGCTTGGCATCCAAGCCCAATTTTGCAGGCATATCAGTTGCTCCTTATCGAATGATGCCTGACCACATAGGTGGCAAGCGGTCTTTGACTTTCTCGAGTGCGGGTCCCATGAACGGTCGCTTAGGGTATCTCTCTCGCCGGTATTGCCCGCCGAACTCATGGGCTTTGCCGGCGGTGCCGACTACTTCGAAGCTAGGTCCAATGAGGGCCACGCCTCGCTGTTTATCAATGGCGTACATAAGCGAACGTTTCAGTTGGCCACGACGAGTGTTTGGTGGACTGCCAGGCATCGCAGCGGATTTGCGTCTACGAATCGAACGACGAGCGATCAAACGAATTGCAGCAGCAGCATGCCCAAGGCTTTTGAAATTGCCTTGCTGCGCTTTGCGTTTGACCTTGTCGATCGATTTTTTCGTGGTGACTTTGACTGCGATCATGGTTGCGATTACGGTGCCGTGAATCCTTGTGCGTTGACGTAAACCGCAGCACCGGTGGTGATGCATGCGAAGTTCATCGCAGTCGCGGCAGTGGTCTTGAGTGGGTTCTCAAAGATGATCTCCGCCATCGGTGCATTGGCAGGCAAATGCCCGCGCCAGATGATGGTGGCACCATCCTTGAGCACGATTTCCGTCGCGACCGCCGAGTTGTTCGAGAGTTGCATCGAGCAGATGTAGCGACGCAGACCAGCGCCGGCAGCTGCTGCGATGACCACATCGGTCGTGTTGATCACGCCACCAGCAGCCGACGCATAGGCCCATTCGAGTTCTGGGATCTGCCAAGGTCGCGTGACGAGCACACCTTGCAAGGTTGAAACTAAGTCGGCGACATCGCCTGTCGCGACGCTCGCGTAGGCTGCAGTAAGAGCTCGAGCTGCTAATCGAACTGGGTTACCGGAAACCACCGCGTCATGAGCTGCTTGCCCAGCGACGTTGGCGGTCACGGTTCCGATGTTGGTTGAGCTTGCCGTTGCACCGGTGATGATAACTCCCAGCCCTTGACCAACGACGGTTTGCCCTCGACCCGCCGTGATCTCTGCGGTCAGTTCAGCGTAGTCTTGGCAGTTGATGAATTGCGATTGGAAATTGATGTTGGCTGCGGGAGCTGCAGCGAGAGCCACTTGTCCCGATCCCGCCACGTAGGCACCACCTAATATTGTTCCGGTTAGGTCCAACGTGTTGGCGTCGATAACCGTCGCAACGTAGTTGCCTCGCACCGTGTTACCGTTGTTGGTAACACCGGCCAGATGATCGACCCAAATCGTCTGTGTTCCCGTGTAGCCGTGAGCCGTTGACGTTAGCCGAATGACGTTTCCAGGACCCGCAATGGCACCGCTCACTGGGCGGAAAGCTTGGTGGTTCATGGAGCGGATTCGGATTTTGTATGTAGCAGTGGGGTCTGGGATCTGCTGATGACGCACGTAAGAGTTCGAACGACCGTTAGTCGAATCCATTGCTCGGGAATGGAAATAACATTCATCCGAGAATGGTTCGAGTTCAAGTATCGAATAAGTTGCTGTGGTAACGATGGTAGAGGCTGCTGATGCAATCGGAGCCAGTCCTCCGTTTTGCACGCTGTATAGCATTTGCGTCACAGTGGTACTGGCTGCCCCACCGACATCGATATTGAGACTGTGCTTGCCGTCGGGGATACCTGTGTTCGGATCAACGGAGACCGCTTCAATAATGTGGTGCGTGTTGGCCTGGCGCGTGGCACCGGATTGAACCGCGATCATCGCTCGAAACGGAATCGTAAATGTTTCCTTCGAGAGCATCTCGACAAAACCGCCTGCTGTTGTGCCAGAGCCGATTGTCAGCACGCCACCCGAGACGCTGGCGGTCGAACCACCGCTGGTGATGACATCCCAAAGGTCGGTCACAGGTCGAGTCCATGAATCGCGAAACTTCTTCTGGATCGACTTCACCTTGAACATATCGTCCAAGTCATCCAAACCCGGAATGTCTCGCGTGACACCTCGGGAATTGGTGAACTGCATGCGAAATGGACCAACGTCTCCTGTAGTCATCGGCTATCTCCAAAGTCGAAAAGTAAGTGTCAGAACGCTGGTGAATTGGCGTAGCTCGTGCAAATGATCGGGAGCATAGACCGGGGTGTTCTCAACACCGGTGCACCGTGCCCCTGGGTAACTCGAGAGCGGATTCGACCTGAAGTGATCACCGATCTCCTCCACCAAGAGCATCAAGGCGTCGATCGTCACTACATCGGTGGGCGTTTTCTTCTGCACCGCGACATCGATCTGGTAATCGAAGCTATCTCGCGATCGATCGAGTGCCGAGCTTGATATGCCTCGCGGTACCACCGTTACCTTCAAATCCGACATCGACTGAAGGTCGAAAACGGGTAGGTACAATCGCTGCGCAGCGAATGGCTGGCTGAATGAGTGACCATTCAGTTCTGCCGTCACTGCGTCTGCGATGGCTACGATGTTTGCCGACATCAATCGATTCCGATCTGTTTGGTGTGAATTCGTAGTAGCTTGTGGTGAGGGTCGGACCATCGCCAAGATGGTTCGTTACCAGGTGCGTTGACCTCGTAGATGTAAACTTTCCCGTCCATCGTTTCGCGGATCGTGTCGCCCCTTTCCGGCGTGATTGGGGAGCCGGAAAGGACCAATTCACTCGGTGCAATGAGGAAATCGCGATCGGTCCACTGCATGTGGACTCCTCCGTAACCGTCTTCGAGTTTCATAAGTGTCCTGCCAATAATGGCGGAGACACTCACTTGATTGGCTCCTCTGACGTAGACCACTGTGCTCGATGCATGGCTCTTGAGCTGATTGGCGAGCCATTCTTGTCCTGCACGAAGCATGTCGGCCATCGAGTCACCCCCATTAGGTTTTGATATTGGTGGGTGGCTTAGCGTTTTGTTCCATTAGCTTGAGAAGCTGTTGATACTGATCCATCAGCTGCTGGAACTGCTCGTCGCTCAGTAGTGTGTTACCGCGAGATTTGCGTGCATTGCGAATCACTTGCAGGAGCAAGGGGAGACCGTATTGCAACCCGAGCAGCACGAGAATGCTCGACACGGCTGATGTTGCTACCAATCCCGTCGGAGTCCAGGAAGGACTATCCGGTCGGCGAATCGGAGCGGGAGAAATATCGTCCGGTTCACGAGGTGAAGGCTTGAGATTAGGACGATCGATGATCGAATCAATCACGTCATCTTGCACCTGAGCATTGGCCAGCAAGCCTACTGGCCATCGTTGAGGTTCCCCTTGGATGGTCGAAGGAACTTGAGCAATCAGTTGCTCCTCGTTGAGCTGATAACTCACTTCACGGGTTCCGGCAGGCAAACCCTCAAGGGTCGTTGGAAGTTTGCCTCGCATTGCACTGAGCAGAAATGGTGCGGATTGGCCGAGCCCTTCGCCACCACCGGCCCAAGTCAAAAGCCCCACAACTCGTGGGCCGCCGTCCGTGTAATCGATGAGGCTCGAACCGCTGCGTCCTCCGATGGCTTCTGGTTTCCACGAGAGGATTTGACCTTCCTTTCGATTGAGCCGAAGAACCTGCAAGCTTGGCCATTCGCATCGAGGGCAACCAAAAGTGGTAACCGAGGATTCATCGCTTGGGTATCGATCGGCCAGTGGAATCGGATCGACATCCTTTGCGAATGTGCCATTACACTTCAGCAAGGCGAAATCGACGCTTGTCCCTCGCCCATATCCCGAGGCGATGATCGTTCCTGTTCCTCGTTCACTTGAACCGTTGGTATTCCAACGCTCAACGTTCACCGTACGACCACGCTGTGTTCCTGCGACGTGTGCGTTGGTGAGCACAATCGCGTTCCCGTCTGACGTTCGGCCAACGACAGTCCCGCTACCGCAAACACCGCTGACGGTCACGCGAACCGTCGCCCGAATGACTTGATCGAATCGATCTCCCTCAGTCCCATTCGCGGTTGCCCGCGGTTCTTGGTCCACCAGGGTGAGTTCTTCACGCAATGGATCCAGAACGATGGTACCGGGAGCCGACTGAACTAATTGGCATTTGCCATCGATGCAGATCTTCTCCTGCGCCGTTGAGATCGTTGCTAGGTACGATGCCAGCAGAAAGACCAGAGACAGACTTTTGAGTTTCATTGTGATTCCTGTGAGTGAAGAGAACTTCGATTGGGAAGGCTGGGGCGCGATGCTGGATTACTGACTGACTCGAATCCGCACCGTGGTGTCTGCGGATGCAGCTGCCCGAACCACTTTGCCGATGGCTTTGTTTCCCGCAGCGGTTGTGGTTACCACGTTGTTGGTGTCATCCCAGTAGAGAATGGTGCCGACCGTGTAGGCGA